TATGAAGCAGTCGTTCAAGGCCAAGAACCAAATAAAGGTTGGTAAGCCCCTTCGTGATGGCCGCTGGTCAATGCGTTCCAACGAGGAACTCATCGCCATTGCTCAGTCCTGTCTGTCGGTTATTCAGCCACAAGGCCGGGGCTCTGAACAGCTTTGGTGGCAGATCGGAGCCATGCTCCAGTCCGACCTGCCTGGTGAAGAAGGTCTCAACCTGTGGCGTGAATGGTCGCTCCAAGATTCTGAATACGAAGATGACTGGGCTAATGGCAAAGACCCCTGCCAAAGCCGCTGGGAAAATGGTTTTAAGTCCCAAGGTGGTCTGGGCTTTGGAAGCCTTATCCGGCTGGCCGATCATTACGACCCAGAACGGGCACGCTTCACTCGTGATGGCTGCGGCGCAGTTGTTGATGAAGTTGAAACCAAGCCGGTTTTCTTTCAGCGGGTTTCGCTGTCCTTTGACGAAGTAATTGAAAAGGCTCGGTCCTATCTGGAGCTGGATAATCCCGCTGAGATGAACTTCAAGCTCAATAGCTTGGCTCTTGATGCTGGTTATCGGGACCAGTTTGCACTTGAAAAGCTGATTGTTGACCAGATTCAGTTTGAAGGCGCTAAGGGGCTTATGGATGTGGCTGCGCTCCAGGATCTAGAGGGTCAGCGTGAATACCTGATCCCTGATGTGCTCCCGCATCCTTCGGTTGTTCTGATTTATGGCGCTGGTGGTGACGGCAAGTCCATGTCTGCCTGGACCTTGGCAAAGCACATCGCTACCGGAGCACCTTTTGTGGTCCGTGGGAAGCACGTTCCAGTCCAGCAAGGCCCTGTGCTGCTCCTAAATGGTGACCAGCCACTCATCCAGCTCAAAGAGCAGCTGGAAGAAGTTGAGTATCCGCTGGACTCCAATACCAAGTTGCTTACCGATTGGTCGCTCCAGCGTTATGCCCAGTTCATCAAGCTGATGGAAAAGGTCCAGCCCAAGCTTGTTGTTATTGACTCGCTGATCGGTTGCTCTGGTGGTAGGGCGTTCGATGAAAACAAGTCTGACTTTGCAACTCCCTTGTATTGGCTGACCAGGAACAACGGGGTGCTATTCCCTGCAACCACCATCCTGATCATTCACCACGCCAACAAGCAGGGCGGTTTCCGTGGCACCTCTGCCATTCGGGATGCTGTGGACGAAACATGGTCACTTCGTAAGCCCAGCAAGGAGGACGTGGAAAAAGGTTCCGCTCCAGCGCACAGCCGGATCATCACGATTGAGAAGTCGCGGTCTGGTCGTTCCGGTACGGCGCTCATCATGCGCCAGGAGGACGACCTGACCTTCTCCGTGGCTGATTTCACCCCAGAGGTCGATGACAGCAACACATCGCCCTCCAGCGTCACTGACAAGGTGCTCCAGCGGCTTCGTGTTGGTCACCCCCGTGCCTTTTCCAATACAGACCTCAATTCCGATCCAGTAGTGGGCGGAAAAACGGCTGCTATCCAGAAGTCGCTCCAACGGCTTGTAAAGCGTGGCCTTATTTCTGAGATTCCTGGAACTGGTAGGTACGGAAAAAAGACGTACCAGGCTGTACTCGCGTGTGGAGAGGTTGCATATGTGTGTCCACCTAAAGAAACCCCTTCCACTGGAACGGATCTCAGGGTGGACAGCACCTCAGAAAAAGAAGAAGTGTCCAGCCTGGAACTAGGCGCAGATACCGAGCCTGGACACATTGCAGCTGATATAGGGGGCTGTCCAGCCTCAGAGCCCAGTGCTGGTGCGGGTTCTGCCCATACTGGACACTCAGGGCAATATCCCCGCGCGAGGGAAATGGACCGTACCAAGGAAGAATCGGATGCTTTGATGAACGCGGCCTGGGACAAGTGGTCCGACTGACCTAGGCTTGTCTGTGTAGTATGTGAGGGCCTTACAAGCCTTCACATGCTGTCCCAAGAAACCGAACTTAGTTTTAAGGTGGGGAGGTATGCAGACAGCCTGCCTGTTGAAGTTTGTGTAACTTTTGCTGCTGCTGATAGTAATAAGCGCCCGTTTATTGAAGGTACAATTACCAGTCCTTCGGCTCAAATATATGATCGCTTAAATAACCCTGCTACAAGTATGCGGTGTTACTGCCATAGCGATATGCCACTTCAGCAGCAACAGGAAACTGTCGCCAGTATTAAGCCTGGCACTACGATTAGGGTACTTGCACAGCAACCGTCTACAAAGTACGACAACAAAGCGTTTGGTACACTCATTAGTTCTTTTAATACTTTTAAGTCCGAAAATAAAAAGTTGCAGTTACTTACGCCCGGACCAGCACAGAAACAAACCTTTACCGTGAGCAACATGCCTGCGGATTTGGTGGAGCGTATGGACGCAAAGTTGAACGATATAGATGTAAAAAGGACATACTTTTTGAAGAAATTAATAAATAAATTCTTGGCTGGTGACTTTGACGACGACTTCGTGTAGGATTCTGACGGTCCACTACTCTAGTAAAGCTACTTACACTCATGCCTACATTTGATCTGCCCGAAAACGTCCTCGCAGCTTCTGAAAACATCCTGTTAAGGGATCTGTTGGAATCACCTGCTTTTTCTTACTGGCTGGTTAGCTCTCTATCCAATGGAGTTCAGGCGGCCCGCATATCCACCGAACAAGTTAGTGAAGACGAAGAGTTTTTTGTTTTTAAGATGCAAAAACTCCTTTCATGTATTCCTATAGAAACAAAACGGGCTTGTTTTAAACACTCGGCTGAACAGGTTGCAGCCAATAGAAATGCACGTTATGCCGCTAACCACGAACGATTAGCGGGCGTCAGAGTCATCGGGTAAATCGGGTAGCCAGCCCTTTTTGATCAGACCTTCCACTACTTCCTGTTGCGTCAAGTAAAGGCGAAGGAACTTGCAGGTCAATTCTTGCAGTTCCTTCGTGTCTTCACAGCTGGAGATTTGACGGGCGTACCGCTCGTAGATAAATTCGCGATTCGGGTCCACGCTAAAAACGCTTACTACTACTGCTACATTATGATTCATGCTTACTCCAGCCAGTTCAATAATTGGCTCTTGAGTCAGACTGGTGTCAGGTACTGCGGTCCAATGGAAGACTGGGCCACCATCACCTACTACGAGCTAAAGGGACCAAAACCCTATTTAGCAATTGTGCGTTACACGGCGTATGGAACGGACCTTCTGCCAATCAGTCTTTGTGAAGATATATATCAGGACACGCCTGAGGATTTCTGCCGCCTGGAACGCGACATAGAGATTGCGCTCAATTCTGGTATTGATGCCAGCGTCCTGAGCACCTACGCGCATGAGTTCTTCCCCAGCATTACGGCACATCTGACATAGTGTGCTACTGTAAGCAAGTAGTTCGGAGCCCGCCCATGGCCCACGCTCAACTAATCAGCTACAGCTACAGCAAAGGATCCGACATCCTGCATGTCGAAGCCATTGTTGATGACGCGGTTCAGGTCTTACCTGCAACTCAAGTAGACCCGCCAGAATTTGACTCCGCGCATTGCGAAGCAGTCATCCTCTGGGACGAACCACTAGACCATACAAACGCACCAACACGCGAACAGGTGCAGCGTATGCTTCCCTGGATTACTGACTGGTGTGTAATTCCCCCGATTGAATTTGATGACTGATCCTGTCAACGCTCCAGCGCATTACCAAAGCACTAATGGCGTGGAGTGTATTGAAGCGATCAAAGCCGCAATGACAACCGAAGAGTTTTTTGGTTATCTGCGCGGCAACTGCATCAAATACATCTGGAGGTATCGCCAAAAAAATGGTATCGAAGACCTCCGCAAAGCCAAGTGGTACTTATGCCGCTTGATTTCAGAATTTGAACTTGACCCTTATGACGATCCTCTTTCATGAACTGCCCCCACTGCAACCGCAAACCACAACGCGGCGATCAGTGGGTCACTCAAACTAAACCTCGGTTTGAGACAAGCATTGTAAGATGCCGCAAGTGCCCAGGCTGTGGCCACAAGTGGTTCACAGCTGAGGTTCCAATCGTTTGCGACATGCAGTCCACTGACCGCATCACAGACTTAGAAACCACCGTAAAAAGTCTTCTTAAAGCTTCTTACGAAACCTTTCCTCTTTAATCATGTCTACACACCCATTTGACACCAGCACCTTTGCAAGCGTAAAACTTAAGCACGTTCCAAGCTACTTGCAAAATGAAGCGGCAGATTACAATCTTCGGGTTGCGGCTTGGTTTGATAACTACGCTGTGAACGCTGCTCAGTTTGATGCTGCTATGGCTGATCAAGACAAGCTTTGGAAAATGCGCACCGCAGAAGGCTGGGAAGCTGACGAAGGTGGCTGGTACACACCCACTGGCATCAGCGAACACGACTGGGAGCACGACTACGGAAATCCTTTCCCTGAAGAACCTGTTTGGGAAAACTACAAGGCCCTTAAGCGTTGCACAGCTGGCTGGCGTATTGATGACACCGGCTGGTATAGTCCCGAAGGCCAACACGAGTCCGAATGGACAGGCCCACTTCCTGAATACACACTTCTTTGAAGACCACCCATGTCTGACTACAACTTGTTTTT